TTCTCTCACTTAGTCGTTCAGGCTGCTTTCGCTTGCCCCTTGTTAGCCGTTTCAGCTTTCAAGTCAATCAGAGAGAATTTAATGTGGACAGTACTCTTTATCCACCGATTGTGCTAACTGGGTCAAACGAACTGGCGGGCGCGTCTGTTACGACACGGCAATCAATCGTCTTCCAATCGCCTTCATCGAGGTCGGTGTCGCCCGGAACCTGCAACCATACGCCAATCATAGCGTAATTACCGAACACGTATGTGCGGTAGCCAATCTTACCAGTTGCCTGATAGTTGGCGGTTGTGGTCACGAACGGGGTCTGCATGAAGCCGATGTTGGTGCCCGGTAGGACGATGACCTTATTCTGGTCGCTGCCTGCCATTGCATCAAACTTCTCCATGTTTTCATACTTCCACAAATCAACGATTGAGTTGTTCACTGTCGTTGCGTTGTAGATGTCGCCCAACACGTTCGGGCTAATTGCGCCCAAGAACATGCCACGCTTGCAAGGCAATACGTTCTTTGAAACAAGTTGCTGCTTCATTTCACGAATGGTGCCAAGGTCTAGCGTGTACGGAGATGCAAGCAACGACGACTGGTTGACATTGCTGTCAACGCCGTTGGCGCTGTCTGCAACTGCGCTGTACAACTCGCTGATGGACTGCCCAGCTTGGTAGCCAAGTTCCACTGCGCTATTGCCAACCAACTCATCAATAGCCGCTGCGATTGCGAACGAGCTAAAGTTCGAGTAGTTGTTCCACTCACCAATCTGCGCCGGGGCGCTCAACTGGCTGATGGTTTCCGGGTTGCCCACGGTACCGTCGCTGTTCTGCACAACATCACCCGAAAGTGTGTTGTACTGGAAGAACGTACGGTTTACGCCCATGTGCAGTCCTTGCACACGACGTTCTGCTGCTCCAACGAATGCGTTGGTGTTGCCCTTCAAGTTCGGAATTAATTCCTTGTCGAAGATAATAGCCTGTGCGGTTAGCACATTGGCTACGTTTCCTGCTGAGGGATTTGGTCCACTCATTTTACTGCTCTGGTCTTAAACTCCCGCCCGCTAGGAGCGGGGTGACTGTTATCGGACTTTAATTCCGTAAGACTCAAGCTGTTTGACGAATTGAGGGTCCGTCTTTAGCTTGTTCTTCATTACTTCCGGTTTCATGTCTCTTACAGTCTTGAGAAATTCCTTTCTCGCGAGTGCTGGGTCTGGCGTTCCCGGACGTTGTGCGCTCAACGTACCCGGAGCGATAGCTCCATTCACTCCCGGACGACGGGCCGCTGGCTGCACATTAGGTGCGGCGGCAGGCGTCGGAGCCGTTGCTTCAACCACAGGCTGACTAGGCGCTGGTGGCTGTGCGGGCGTTACTGATGCTGGTACTGCGGCTGGCGTTTCCACTACCGGGATTGCCGGAATTGCGGGCGTTGCTACAGTTGCGGCTGGAGCCGGATTAGCGGCTACAACTGCTTGTCTTGTTGCACTCGTGTCAACCACGGGCGCAAGTTTGTCACCCTGTTCTTTGAGGTCCTCAAAAGCGGCCTCTAAGTTATCCAGAGTAAAATCAAGTTTGTGTATTTCGAAGTATTCGCCAAGTGCTTTTCGATTGGCTTCACATGGGTTATAATCATGTAAGTGGCGGCGCATGAACTCGTTCGAAATTGCGCGACCTTCTTCGAAATTATGCTTCTCTCTCAATTCACGTTCACGCTGCTGGTACTCAGTTTCAATCCCCTCATGAATTACGTCGGTGACTTTAACTGGGTCCTTTGCTTCCAGAGCGAGCTTCGCGGCTTCCGCGATTGCTTCCGGTGTCAAAATGGTTCTTTCATTCTTGAAGGTTAGCTTCTGCTTTTTCAAGCGGTGAAACGCGCGAGTTGCTTGTGTGTGTACTTCTTGTTTCTTTGCCATCAACTCTGGAAGTGTACGAGCTTCCAAGTGAGTTGCTCGACCAATCGGAGTTCCGTCTTCGTCACGAACATGATACTCTTCAACGTAACGAGTCGCGATACCGTTTGCATCGCGAATAACCGTAACGCCGATTGCCTTCAACGCCGCGTCTTCTGCTTCGTAGGGCTTTGCTACTGGCGCTGGCACAACGACTTCTGCCTCTAACGCTGGTGGAGTTTCCACTGCAATAACTGGCTCTACAGTCATTGCCTGCGCTTCTGCTGCAAGTTGCTCCGTTGATGGAGGAACTGTACGAGCTAATTGCGCGTCAACTGCGGTCTCTCGATTCTGTGCTTCTAACATCAATTCCGAAACTCGGGATGCAACTGCGCGGTCTCTCAATAAGACCTGCATCTCCGAAGAAGTTTTCGGGTCTTTTATAGCTGCATAAATAGACTTTAAGTCCATTTGCAGCACTGATTCGCGAGTGATTGAACTCATTGTGGTTTCCTTATTCGATTCTTACTTCTGCCCCTCAGTGGGGGATTTTGGCATCGGCATCTTGAATCGCAACACTGGTTCGGGAACTAGTGTAGGATTCTCGCGCTGCTGTGCCTCTGTTACTGCGGTACGCTGATGCAACTTGACAGAGTCAAGTACCTCAGCGGAGAACTTATTCATAGCACGGGCCGTGGTTTGCAAACCCGTTAACTGCTCTGGGTAGCGCTCAACACTCGGATTTAGTCGAATGACTTCCTCGGTCGCGCGACGGCAGGATTCCGCCATCAAGCGAACGAGAATTTTCCATCCCGGCTGATTCACAAGTTGTGCGAGCGACAGGCGCTCTTCGAACGTCAGGGTTTCCCCCAACACTTTACGCTCTTCTGCCATTGGTTACTTCCTTTCCCTTTCAGGTATTGTGGGATGACAGGAACTTTCGTCCCCGCCATCCTAAATTATAATGCTGTTGTTGCGCCGAAGCCTTGCGTCTGTTCGCCGCCGACGCCCATAGCTGGCTGTGTTGATTTCTCAATAGAAGCGCGGAAGGCTTCATTACCCGCCTTGCCGAGTTGCTTCTGATTCTCAAGAGTCTGTTCTTGTTCGAACTTCTTCTGCTGCATGTCTTGCGCGTTTTGCATCTGTGCCGCATTCAATGCTGCCGGACTGTTAGCATCGTGCTTCTGCTTCTCTTCCGGCGTCATTTCACGTAGGAACTTCTGACTAAACTTCCAGCCAGCCGCATCTACGAATGCTTGGAAAATAGCAACGGCATCGAACTGATATCCTGCATCGTTCGCATTTGCGACAAAGGTAGGATTGTTCAGAAGTTGAATCATGATTGGGAGAGCCTGCGCCATTTCTTTCTTGGCACCCAGACTTGCTCCCGCGAGAACTTCATACTCAACCTTTGCGTTGCGAAGGGCAAGGTGGTCCATCTTAAAGTCGTTGCCAATCTTTTCTCCGAGGATGTCCTTGATGACCGAGGTCGGCAACAAATCGTTGTCGAGGTCGTCCATCTGATACAGCCACGGCTCAAAAACTTGACGAACAAATCGTCCGGTTGGTCCATCGAGGCGGCTTGCGTTGGCTTGAATAACAGCCGCTGCGCCCGTTCCGCTTCTCATGCCCGTTGTACTGATGCCTGCATGTCCCGCACCCTGAATCACCTGCTCATTCGCACCCGATGTAGCCGCGCCTGCGGACTGTGACTGCTGAATGAACGCGAATGCCTCAGACGGCGGTGCTGGCATCTGTAAAAACTTGAAGGCTTTTTCAACATCTTCTTCAACGTCAATAATGCCGCCTTGCTCCCAACGAGTATTCTGTGTTGGTGCATTGAAGCCCTTCTTACGAAGCGCTACGGGCTGCAAGCAGTAAGCCAACAAGTCGAGAGCGAGATTCGTCACGCCTTGCTCAACGATTTGTTCGCTGCCGATTAATAGACCGAGTCCCTGACCATAGAATGAATCAGGAATATTACGCCAGTTTGCCGAATAAAAAGGAATCTTTCCAAACGGATTAGCTTCATTGCGAATCAAAATATTGTGGCCGTTGAAAATGAGAACAACGATAACTTTCTCGTTGTCCCAATACTCCAACAACTCAAGCGGCGCTCTGTTCGGGTCCGCGCTGGTCTTGTAAGAGCGTGGCTTCGAATGCTGCAAATAGCCCATCATCCCTTCCGGGATGGTCATAGTGATGTTGTCCGGCCCCGGAGAAGTTGTCTTCATAAACATCTGGCGAAGAACATTTTCTTCTGGAATATTGTAACCTTCGACGCCGCGTAGCTTTTCGAGGTCTTGATATGTTGCGTAATCGCGATACACAACCCATTTTGCGGCGCGGATATCTCCTACGCGACAGCCCGGGTCTACGAGAACTGTACGAATATCACAGAATTTCAACCACGGATGAGAAACTTTCTTTTTATAAAATACGATTTCGAAATCATCTGAGTCTGGTGTATCAATTAGCGTTGTCTCAAGGCCGTCTGGAGCTTGAACTTTCGGCGCGTAACGCTTATACTTCTTTTCGGTTTTTTCATACTCGACATAACCCCACTTCCAAATACCTGTGCCGAGAAGCGCCATTTGTTCTAATCCGCGCTCGATTTCTTCTTCAAAACGCATCGCTTGAAGCTGAAAAGTGAACAATGCGGTCTTAGCATCAATTACAGCTTGGTCTGTACCGGGACTTGGACGAAGTAAGAAGCACGGGTCTTCGTAAAAAATGCCGCCTAAAACCTTCGGCACAATCGACGAGATGTGATTCGAGACCATGAACTTCGGTACGGCTGAATTTGCTACATCCGTTCCGCTGCCAAAATTACTTGTTGACATAGGTGACTGATACAACAAATCACTCATAGTCCAGCCGCTTGCCCATTGGTTGATGTTAATAAAATTGTCGGCAAGTTCTGTGTTATCAAGAACGAGCTTTATAGCAGCAACGTCATTAAATTGAATCGTACCTGTCTCTGAATCAATGTATGTATTTTCAGACGTTATTTCCGCAGCAGGTACTTGCTCAAGACTTGCAATTTTCGTGTCCAAATTCTCTGACATTCTTTTCCTTCGTCACAAAAATCAAAGACGCCAAGGCCCCTTGTTGCCGAAGATTTTCATCCTCGGGTCCTGCGGTTTAGGCGGCGTATCATCGACAATAGTCGGGCCTGTTTGTGTATTTGTTTGAAGATGCTGACCAAAGTAGCGGTCGTACTGCGCTTGCTTACGCTGGTACTTATCCTGCTCTTCCTGCAACCTCTTCTCCTCTTCCGGGTCCATTTTCTCAACAACAGGTCTGGCGCTTGCCGGAAGAATGTACGTTAAGTAAGAGACGGCATCAGGAATATCATCTTTGCGCCCTTTGTTCTTTTTCTCGCCCGTGTATTGAGTAAACTGTTTGAACGTTTCATCAATCCAAGGTCCAAGAACAAAATGCAGGCGATGTTCATTTAGAAGAATTTCAACGCTCTTAATTCGATTACGTTTTGCATTTTCTTGGCGTGATGGCTGTTTCCAATAAATGTAAGGTTGGTAACCAAAACGATGACCGACTCTAATAATTTCATCCTTCAACATGTCTGCGGCGTTAGATGCCTCAATCATGGTAACTTTAGGACCGTATCGTTTCGAAAGCGCTACGATTTGAAATGCAAGTTCAGAGTGCTTCCACTTATCATATATGATTTCAAGAATCGTAAAGGCCCAATCACCCGCGTCGTTCTTGTACAGACGAGCAACAACGCCTACTGAATAATCAGAGGTTTTTTTATCTGAAAGCGCCCAATCCCAGACAATATAAATGTCGCCTGTTTTCGGCGCGGCTTCACGTTGGTACATGTGAGCGCGAAGGTCGGCATCAGTAAAACTAATCTTGATACCGCTATCTTCTGCGGCATCGGTTGGTTCATTCAATTGCTGATTACGAAAATATCTGTCGCCGTGCGTACTGTACTTCTTGAGAAGCAAAGCACGTAACTTATTGAAAGTCCAGCGCTGAGGAAAAGTCAGCGTAACCATCTCTTCTGTTAATCTGATGATAGGAACGTCTGCATATTCAGGCTTAACGACCCAGCAACCACGCTTATGATACTTTAACGGCGCGACTTCGCCCGTCTCTGCATTCGGAGCAAGGCGCGTTCCGTACCAATCGTCCGTGAAATAACGCGTACCGATATGGTCCATAAACCCGTGTGGGTCTAGAAGGTCGTCAGTACCATCGTACTTAATCTTGATTTTCTCACGGGCCTCTTCACTGTTTGAATTCTCGTCAGTGACAATATCGTCGCCCTTCTTGATATCGCAGTGCCAACCAGATAGATTCGCAACAATCGAGTTGACCCACAAGGAGCCTTCTTTCTGGTCGTGAATACGAGCCGGACAAAATAGTGGCTCTGCTGACCTTCCGTCTACGCCGCGTAAAACGTACTCTGGAAACAACAAATGGAATGCGTTTGGTTCTTGCCCCTCAGATAGATTAAAATAGCCCTTGATTTCTTTTGCGAACGCTACGGCAAGTTTATACTCGCCTGTGATGATAAGAATACGAATGTCTGGACAATTTAACAACCACTGTACCGAATCGACGCCGTTAATCGTGCTCTTATAAAAGCCACGAGAGTCAAGCAGCATCATTTCGCGTTCTCGCCACTGGTGATGTTCATCAACCATGTCGTGGAAATCATCTACTGTGTAGCCGTCAAAATACATCGACTCCACAGGCAAACGCGTCTTATCAACGGTGCCATCTTGATTCAGCCACGGCCCGCCAAAGTTTTTCGATACAAACTGGTCGCATGTAATCTGATGAACAGAACGATACCAGCCCTTGCCGAGTAATCGACCAAGCCAGAACAAATCTTTGCGGGCACGGTCTCGCAGATTTAACCAACGCCAAAAACTGACTATGTCATCAACTTCGTAATTAACATCTTCGATAGAACGACGGCGTTTTCTGCGCTCAACGGGGTCAAGAGTACTATCTTGGATTCTAATGCGGGTCTCGGAAGGATTGAGACGTTTATCCTTCTTGGTCTTCTTGTTCTCGCTCTCGCTGGTCTCTTCATCTACGTCTCCTATTTCGGGCTGGCCGAAATACAGACGCACTAGTCGTGTATAACTGCGGGCTTCGCTCTTAAATCTCTTGCCTTCTTTATCGAGTTGGGTGACCTCGTCCAGAAGTTTTAGAAGTTCAGACTCTTTTTCCGCGTGCGCTTCCTGCTCTGCTTTGATGATTTCTGAGTTATAAGGTTCTGGTAGCCCTTTATCTCTCGCTCTCTTATTGGCTTGTCTCTGCGCTGACGTAAGTCCCATAACTGCTTAACCCCTATTATTTACTTCTCCAGCGCCCTCTTCGCCTGTTCCCTTGATTCGAGAGCAGCATTAAGCTCAGGTGCTTGGTCACTTCTAACTCCCATGAACTCTGGCGCTTTGCGCGCCATACGAGCCTGCATGTAGTCTGTTCTTATCGGCTGTGCTTTCGGCGGCGGCGCGGGTGCGAACATATTTGGCTTACCGCCTGTCACACTTCGTGTAAATTTATTTGCGTTCTCCAAGGTCTTCTTTGCGCCTTCGAGAATATGTGGTATTGAACTCATGTTAACTCCCCGGCTTATCCATATCTTCTTCGTCAAAACTTTCTTTCACAAGCGGCTTAACTGAGTAGCCATTCTGATTCTTGAAGACACCGATGATACCGCCCGGCTCAATTTTCAGACTGTCATAGCTCTCATCGAATAAACGAGAAATTTCACGGATGACTGAACCGTGAACACACGCTGCCGATGGCGCACCGCTCTCTTCGCCCACTTTGATAATATTCATGATAAGAGGGTCAACGCGGTCACGAAATGTCTGCACGCTTTCGCCGCCCGGAATTGCTTCATCCGGGTGCTCTCGATAATATGCCAACTTCTCACGATTCTCTTCCGTCTTCG